CTTCTTGTCGCTACGCCAACTGATGCGCTTCAGCAGCATGTCGCGGTACAAGCCACCCGTGATGGTTTGCACCGTGAGCATCTGCCGCTGATCTTGCATGGCAAAAAGCATTTCACGCGCGCGCTGAATGCGGTCTGTACCGCGTCCGCCGAATTGATCGGTGATTAAACCAATCGGCAGATTAGACACCCCGAACTCGACCACCAATTCCTGCGCCTTCACGAACGCATGATCGACAATCGGCGAACCAAACTCGATAGGGTTTTCGGTGACTTCCAGCTCGCGGGTGTGCTCCTCATTTAACCAGCACTCGACCTCTAGGCCGCCAAGCTGGGGGATTTTCGCTGGAATCATTGCAGTTTCCCCGATCTTGCAGATCTAATTTGATCTTTAGCGCTGGAATTAGCTGCTTGAGCGATCGATGCGGCGGCGGCGGCGGTTGGAACAGTTACCGAGGTTTGCTGGTTGTTATTGATAACCGTACCAAGACCTAGCTTCGCTCCGATTGACGATAGCGATGGTAGATTTGGCATTGAGGGCATGCTGATTTCGGGCAGACCAATGCTAAATTTAGAAACAAGGTTGTCCCACCATTGCCAAGCAAGCTTAATCATATCAACCAGCTTTCCAAACTCAACTACACCCGCTCCAACAACCGTGCCAATCCCTTCGCCAAGTCCGACGAATAGATTCACAATCGACGTGATCACCGTGACAAACACCGTCAAAACCGCGCCGATTGCACCGCCCAACCCACTGGCAATAAGACTGATCACAAAGCCAATCAAGTTAATCAGCGTCGGCAGCATGCTTAAAATCGCTGCGAACACCGGCTGTAAGGCGGCAAACAGCGCGCCAAACGAAGCGCCTAACTCTCCAGCACCTCCTGCGCTGCTTGAAAAAATCTGACTGATCGTTGTGCCCAGCAGTCGCAAAGCATCAACAATCTGGCCGATCACTGGATAGTCCTTGATTAACTGACCAATAATCGAAGGCCGTCCCTCGCCGTAGGCCATAAAGTCGTCAAGAATCAAAAACAAGCCAATCAACGCCGTGCCAAGCCAAGCAATCGGGGTCATTAATAACGCCACACCGACCCGCATTGCAGCCGCAGCAAGACCAATTAAATTTGCAGTCAATAGGAAAACAACAGCAGATAGTGCTTCAGCCTTGTACTCCGCAACACCCAAGTCATCCAGCCATGCCCCAATCGCTCTGCGGATCGTATACAGCCGATGGGCTAGGTATCGAAGACTCTCGGTTAAGCTGACCGCAAAATTTTTAACAGCATCACTGCTGCTGATAGCTTCCAGCCACTGCCAAACACCACCTAGCCCATCAATAAATACTTGAAAAACGCCAGCATCAGCAAGCTGGCGCGTCACACCAAAAAACCAATTTTTAAATCGCAACATCATCATGCTAAATGTGTCGCTCAAACCTTTGCTGCGCTCTATCACTTTGTCATATGCTTTTAGCAAGGAATCTGCCATCAGCTTGCTTGTGATTTTACCCTCTTCACCCAATCCTTTTAATGCGCCCAACGGCACACCCATTTGCTCAGCTAATGTTCTAGCAAGTGCTTGGTTGTTTTCTAAAATCGACTTGAGTTCGTCGCCATTAAGCACACCTGAACCAAGTGCTTGGCTAAACTGCTGCGCAGATGCCGCTGCTTCATCAGTTGATGCTCCTGAAAGACGGGCTGTAATCGCTAAAATCTCAGACAACTTGATCGCTTCATCCACACCCTTCCCCATCTCCTTTAGGGACGGAAGGGCGCGAGCAGCAGCCTTACTCATATCATTTTGATCAACCCCGAGTCGCTGCGACGACTCATAAAGCTTGTCTTGCATCTCAGCAGCAGCCTCAGCGCTACCTGCAAGATCAGTGAGCCTGTCGTTCATCAGAGTGACTTCATCTGCTGCTTTTGCAAGCGTGAATACTGAAAATGCAGCAGCAACAAACATTCCAAAAACCTGAGCCTGCTCTTCAAGTCGCTGCATCTTTCTTGAAAACTCATCCGCACCGCGAGTATCTGTGCGAAAGCCAAGACTGACCAGCAGGCTCTCAATAACTGTGGCCATAACCAACTCCAAAAATCAGGCAATAAAAAACCGCCCTCGAAGGACGGTTATGGGTTACTACGAAAATTTCGTAGTTCACACTTCACACAAGTCACGCTTTGTTATGCGCACCTTCCAAATGCAGCGATGCCTTATCAAGCAGGTATCTGAGCGCATGCAGTGATTCAGTCTGTAGGCGGTCGCTTGGACAATCCGCCTCGCTCATAAACGCACATTTAAGGCAGTTTAAGTAGACTTCAATTTGCTTGATCATTGAGCGCGTAGCAGATAGATCAAGCGTTTTTACAGATTCAACACAGCACACGGCATCGCTAATTAAGCAAAGAACAGCATCAACCATGCTTGCCTTCTCATCGTTCTTGACGATCAGCGCGTCAATGCTGTTTTGCAGCACCAGTAGCAATGCGCTCGCACCCGAAAAGTGCAACAACGCTTCGTCTACACGCTCCATCAAGCTGCTCATGTCTTGCTCCAGTCCTTGGAATTTGCTCAGGTCTACGATTGCGTTCATGCTGCACCGCCAAAATTCAAGACAGGTTGCAGACGCTTTTTTAGGCTGTCAGCACGATCACGCGCTTGTGGCTTAATTTGCTTGCCAACGATTGCCAGTGTTCGACCCGCTTGGCTTGCCAGATCACTGTATTTCTCAAATTCAAGCAGCGCACGATTAAACTGCATCATTAGGTTGTTGTTGGCCTGATGAAGCTCACGCTCGCACCGAATGAAGTAACGACGTGCAATCTTGCCTTGTTCGTTGTTCTCGACCATCGACAACTCTTTTGCCATGTCGAGTGTAAGGATGTACTCACGGCTGCGACGGTTGCCGCCACGACCAGTTTTTTTGATTTCCGTAAAAATGGAAACCAAAGCAAAGTCCTCATTTTCAAGAAACTCGTACTTTGAAATGCGCTCCTTGATCCACATGGCAAAGCGTGTATTAACGTTGAGCCATTTATGCAACTCGCGGGCATTTACGACTGGTTGGACGATGCCGCCAATGTCACCCTCAAGAACGGGGACAAGGCTTTCATCAGGGTTAAACTGTGCTACCATGTTCATAGGTTTACTTCCTTTGCGTGGATAGTGACTGATTCAAAACCCTGACTGTTCCCGCAGTTGGGGTTTTTTAACGTCTGTTGGCCGAGCATCTCTACAACTCCTGTTGCTTCTTGAATTGCTTAATTGCATGAATGATCAAATAGTTAACAGGTCGATCATGCTTTTCAGCTTGCTCTTTAATCCAAGCAAGCATCTCGGGTTCGATGCGCAAATTGTATTGAACTTTGCGCCTTTGTTCCGTCAATCCTTCCATATGCACCTCATCGGTTAGGCTGATAATCCAGCGGGTGTTCTTATAGCCCCCACTGGAGTTATTTGAATTTATACCCCCAGTGGGGTTATTGTCAAGCCCCACTGGGGACTATATGATTAAAAGATGGATAAGCATCTGAACGACTCTTACAAGCTCCGCATGCCCGCCGAACTCAAGGCGAAAATCGCAGAGTCAGCCAAAACACATAACCGCAGCATGAATGCGGATATCGTCGCTCGTCTTGAGCAAAGTTTTCTGTCCGCATCAGATGATGAAAAAGACATATTGATTGAACAGCAGCAGAAAGTTCTCAGGAATACACTTGCGCAGCTTGATGAAATGCTGGCTCGTCACCTGCCGTTTTTTGAGGATAATAAAAAAGCCCCGTAGGGCTTTGTTTGCAAAATCACTATTGGGCAACCTCACACTTTCTAAGCACAGGAGATCCAGCTATTTCGCCACCTCCCTCGCATAGCAGGGTGACTCGCTGGCCTTTGGATAGTGCGACAGCCTGTGAATTAAAATCCTTGTTGCCAGTCGCCATAACGCTCATGAACATCTGTCCTGTTTCAAGGTTTACCACTGCATCATCAGAAAAGTCACTGCTGATGCTTTCAATCGTTCCGGTCACCTCCAAAGGCTGACCTTTATAACGCTGATCTGCTGCCATCTCATTTGCGTCGTATGCTTGAAAAATCTCAGACGCAGAAACCTGCATGTATTGAATTTGAACAGGGGCTGGCTCCTGCTCTTCAGGCTTGGCAGTCTGCTGCACCTCAGAAGTGCTTGCCACGCTGTTAGTGCTGGTTGTGCTGTTATTATCCTGAGTCGTGCCAGGTATCAGAAAAAACACTATCATCCATGCGAAACTAATTCCTCTGGCAAGAGGGCTGTAGCCTTTTCGCAGTGTAAACCACGCAAAAATGAAAGGAAGAATGAAAATCCCAACCCCGAGCAGAATTGAAACTTTTCTGTTTTGAGTAGCGTCTTGAGTCATTTTTTGCCGTTCCTTCGTTAAAGTAATTCTTTATATCTTACGACAGCGCAGTCAATCAACCACGCTGCGCATCTAAATACGCCTGATGCCGCCGCTGATACTCCTCGCGCTCATCCAGCACCTCGTGCATATCGGCCAGATCGTCAATGTTGTATGTCCCATCGCCAAGCTGGTGATACGCACAAAGTGGCGGCTCGCTTAAGCAGGGACGCCAGCAGTACCAGTCAATGTTTGCGCTTTCGATTGGATCAACGCCTTCAAGCTCTCGATCTGGGGAAAACGAGAGCGGATTGCGCCGAAAAAACCGCCAAAGGTCTCACTGTAGAAAAACCACAGCACTTCATACAGATCAAGCAGTGTGTCTGCCGTGAAGTGTTCGTTTTCGTCCATCGGTTTGCCGTCGATAAACACGAAGCGCGCCGCTTGGTCGATCAGTTTGTCCATCTCGCCATCATCGAGCGATGCAAACAGCGACGACAGCGCACCCGCACCAATCGTCAGCCCCTTGACCATCTGCGCCAGCTTTTGGTCTGCAACCTTGATGGCTTGGCCATCGATCTCCTGCGGCAAAGCCTTTGACAACGGCTCAGACAGCAATGCAGCAAGGTGCATCTGCATCTTGCGTGCATCACGCGCCGGCACCTTAGCCAGCACCACTTGACGACCGCCGACCAACTTCTTTTTCAAGTCGTTCATTATGCGGTCGCCCCCTGATCATCCATGCGTGGGCAGACAATCGCCCATTCGCGGTTGCCCGCTTTGTTGCCGCGCATGTTGTCTGGGATCTTCTTGATGTAGCCCAAACGCGACACCTCGCCCGTGCCGTCACGAGTATTCCAGACCGACACGTTGATGCCTTCGATCTCGCCAGACTTGAACAAATCAAACTGACGTTTCAGGAAGTCGTTCTCAGATGCGCCGTGCAAGAACTTGAGCATCACCTCGACCGACTCATCAGCGCTGAGATACACCATCATATTGCCATCAGCGCCGGTTTCGTCGCTGAACGTATCCTCGCGCACCGTGATGCCGACCACATCATCACCCTTGGCGAAATTTTCCATCCGCCGCCCGTTCACTTCAATCACATGTTGATTGAAAGCAAACAGCTTGAGCATCTTTCCAGCCATGATTATTGCTCCCCAATGAACGAGATATCAGCACCATGCAACGCCCCAGCACCTTTGACCAATACACTGATCGGTTGGGCTTGGCGGGTTTCGCGCACCTGCTGCGTTTGATTGCGGATCTTGTCCGCGTAGATGTAATAGCCAGTGGGCAGGAAATCACCCGTGTTGACCGTGCCAAGCGGCTGACCATTCCACTGCCCGCCAGCGATCAAGCCATTATCGACACCGCGCATACATGACCGCGCTACACCAGCTTTGAGCACCGACATGCCGCCTTCGGTTTGGCTGACCTTTGGATTGATGCGGAAGGTATTGAATACCTCAACCTGCGCATCATTGCGCAGCCAGTGCAGCCCCATCACAAAGTCGGCAAACTTGCCCGCCCCTGCAAAACCTTGGCTGTACATCAGCACCGGTGCATCAGGATTGCCGTAGGACGTGTAGTAGTTGACACCGGCTGCATCCAACTGACCGGCCAGCGTTTCGCCAATCGGTGTTGGCGGCGTGCCGACCAGCGTCTTGAACTTAAGTGTCTTGATGCCGTTGGGCTGATCGAACTTTTGATCAAGCGCCATGCCCATAATCGCGCCGACTTCATCGTGCGACTGATGGTACGTGGTGACATGGGTGTAATAATTAAGCTGATTGATTGCTGTAGTTGCAGCAATTGCATCGGCTGAATCAGTCACCACAAAAAACGGCAGGCGATAATGCGACTGACACCAGTCCGTAACATCCTCGATCTCACCTGCCGACAATTCATCGACAAAGCATACGCCGTAAAACGACTGGGTTTTATCCCAAATTTGCTGCAAAGCTTGTAATGCACTCATGTTTTCCTCTGGGTCGGTTGGGTCTGGATCGGTTGGGTCTGGATCGGTCGGGGCAGGGTCGGCTGGCGGATTATTTGGGTTTGCTGGGTCATCTGGGTTTGCACAAAAATCTTGGACGCCCGTGACGACAAACTCATTATTTGGCTGCTGTACGATGCGGGCAGGGTCAAACGCAATGTCAACAAAATTGGTTAAAAATGAGTTGGCTGCATCTGCTGAACTCTTGTAGAGCTTTAAATCCTGTCCAAATGTCTCAAACGCCAGATGCTGCTCACCAGATTGTGGATTGGTGTAAGGTGTAATCCACAGATGATCCTCTTGCATAATCAAGTAGCTGGATAGTGGCTGCTCGGAAAGCTGAAAATTCAGACGAGAGAAAGACAGTTCAGTTGTGCCGACTTTCAGAGACAAATTAAAGTCAGTGCCGCCCACGTCAAATGCGTTAATTTCTGCAATCGTACGGTCGGTGATGATGCGACGCACACAGCCATCGGGTCGGATCGGCACGAACGGGACAAACTCACCTGCAACATAAGGGGTTGTTAGACCCAATTCTGGCGGTGCATTTTGGGCAGCAAGCCAGCGATTAGGTGCAAAAGCACGATTAAAAAAAGACTCTGGCACTAGATCGTTTATTGCCGACTGCCATAAAACAAACTGTATTCGAGACCTAAAGATTAGACGCAGTTCCAGCAGCGGCGTACCTGTTGGGTCGCCCTCAGAGTATGGATAAACCTCAATACCTGCCCTGTTCAGTTCTAGACGATTGATTAGCAGATGGTGAATGTTGTTCCAAGTGAATGTTTGGTTGATCCCATAGGGCATAGTCAGATTTGCAATAAATCCGGCACTATCGAACCCTGACACACCACTTGAGTTGCGTGCTTCAAAAGAGAAGTCAGCACCTTCGAGGCCTTGGGTGATGTCACCGATCGTAAAGTCAGTAATGATCTGATACATGTCAGACCCCGATTGGTGGTGGTGGCGAAGGTATCAGAGCGACTGTCGCAATCATCAGGCTTTTGGGGCGCGGGATCTGCGCAAAGTAACGCAGCGCAATCCGGTACTCTGGCGCCTCAACGCCATAATCTTCTTTCACCGCTTCGGGACTGCGGTAGATGCCAAACAACTCATTTGGCGCAGTACGCGCGTTTGTGCTGGAGCCAATAACCAAGCCGCGACCGAATGGATCAGTGCCTAGGAGTGGTGGGTTTAGCAAAATATTTGCCCCCACCACCAATTGAATCGGTAGTGTCATGTCAAAAACCTCATGCTATTGCTCGGCAAGTATGCCAATGGTGATGGACTCAATATGTCCTGTGGGTACAGGTGACGTGTGCCGCTCAATGTGCAGCAGCTCAACCCGCACCTGATAGCGCTGGATTCGATCCTGCTCTAATGCTGTTAAATCGCGCGATCCTGATACGTCAATCAGCGCCAAGCCAATCGCATCAAGCCGATCAGTGGCGTGATCGTGGCTGAGTACCAGCGGCAGCCGCTTGGCAAGTTGCCCCGCCCGCTGCCCAAAAAAATCTACTGTGACGCCAACCTGAGCCAACTGCTCGCGCTGTCCGGCATCGATGTCATCTGAATCGAATACCGCGCCGCCAAAACCCTGCGCCTCGCTACTGGTAAACTGTACGATTGCGTATTCGTCGCCCTCGGTGGGCTGGTTGATGTCTGCCGGTCGCACCGAACCGTCTGGCATGCCCAACAGATCTAGCAGCAGTAACCGAAAGCCGCTTTGTGTGACCTCATCCACTGCGCACCTCCACTGCAACTGCCGACCAAAATTGATATTGCGACCAGTCACGCGGATCAACCAAGCGATAAGTCCGCCCTTCGTGACAGATCAGATCGCCCATTTGCGGCAAGTCACCAAAAGTCGGATTAAGTGCGTGGCCACACCAGACCTTGATGGCCGGCAGTGTCCGATCACCCTCGGTCAAATTCTTGGTTTCGCTTTTTTGAGCGGGCTGGATGATGCCGGTCACCTCAATCCATGCCGGTGTTTGATTCAGCGAACCATCACGATTGCGACTGGTTGCCACACGCGCGAACATAAACGGCTTAGCAAAGTTCAAATCACCAACCACGTCAGCAAACACATCCATATCCATGCTTATTCCACCTTGTAAGTGATTGCTTGCCGAACCTGCCCACTGTCGATCAGCGGCTTACTACTGCCCTTGCGCTTGATGGTCTGCTCGGCCAGTGGCGCAAAACCTGTGTGAGTAACCATATAATCCTGAACATCAGCCGCCATCAGCATGCCGACCCGTTGTAACGCCTGATTCAGTGTCGCCCGTTGCAGCAACACACCTGATGCTTCACGTGCCATCAATCGCTGATACTTCGCCATGTTCTTATTGATACTTGGCTCTATAAAACCCCGTGCCGGAATATTTCTTGAGCGACTGCCATAATTCAAAACAGCAGCGATTAATGCCATATCGACCTGCTGGGTCGAGCCATCAGCGCTGCTGCTGGTGTGCTTTTTTCCTTGAGGCACACCGACAACAACTTGCTGATCATCCATGCGGCGCATCCGATCAATAAAGCGATTCAGCGCCCCACGCTGTCCGCGCAACACCGACGAATCAACCCGAATGCTCATGTGACAAATGCCCCCAACGTGCGTGACCGGATGGTCTGGTATAGCGTCCAGTAGCGCTGGCCGTAGTGAGTTAGATCAAACCACGCAGCTTGATCATCGGATTTGGTGGCGTACTGCACCTCGACGTCACCAACTTTTTTACGGTTAATCGTGGCTGCCGCCTGACCGGTACTGCCCGCCTTGCTTTCCATGGTCAGGGCGTGGGCGGCGTACAAGCCAACGCCCTGCTCCTGATGACCACCCCATGCAGTGGTCACGATGATGCTGGCCTCATCCAGTGCATCCTGAATCGCTGCATCACTGGCCTGCACCTGCGGGTAACGAACCTTGAATGCCTGAACGTCCATGCTTAAGTCCCTTGTGCGACGTTTTGATCAGCAGCTTGCTTGGCCTGATCGTCCTGCTCCAGCAAGCCAATCAGATCGGCTTTTTTGGCACCATCATCAAAGTAGATATTGGCGGCCGTCAGCGCTTCTTTCAGTTGCGGCACGGTCAGCTTGCCGTAGTCCTGCGACTCAGCAGGCTTTGGATCGGCTTGCTGGACTTCAGCATCGCTAATGTCCAGCTCACCGGACTTAACCAGCGACTTGACCACCGGATGATCTTCAATCGCAGCATGCAGTGCCAAGGCGACCGCAACCATCACGCCTTTTTTCAGCAACAGTGATTTAGACCCAGAGCGCATCGACAAACTGGCCTGATCACCTTGGTACAGATAATTTTTCATAACCAAAATCCTGAGTAGTGGAAAAACAAAACCCGCCGAAGCGGGTCTTTGTTTATTGCAGCGCGTTAGGCCGCTTGTGGCACATCGAGATAGCGCAGCGAGTCAACCCGCTTGAGCCAGACGCCTTGGTACAAGTAGTGTCCAGGGAAGAACACATCCAGACCTGAAGGCTGACCGGCCAAGAATTGCAGTTCTTGTGGAATCCGCATTTCGATACAGGCCGGATCACGGCGATACATCACCACGCGACGAGTGCCACCCACACCAGCGGTTTCGAGGCGCTTGGTTGCCCGCACCACAAAAGGCCGACCTTCAAGCGTCAGCATGTTGTTTTTCATGATGTGGTCGTAAATCGTGGTTTCGATGTTATCGGCCAAACGACGGGTGGTCAGGATCTTCATCAGACTGGTCGGCAGCAGCATGGTGTCTGGCGTGATCGATGCGTTGTACTCGCTGGCATCCATCGCATCCGAGATCATGTTATTCACATCACCCAAGATTTCATCAGGCGTTGCGGTATCCCATGCTTCTAGCGCAGCCTGTGTATCCACGCCGATCTGGTTCAGCAAGCCTTTCAGACCTGTTTCCGGCTCACCGTACCAAGCAACACGCGACATGTGCTTTTCAAAGCCCAGACGCGCTGCCTGAATCTTGTCGCCATCCAGTTGCAAGCCCATCGCCGACGCGGTGGCCAGTTCCATGATGCTATACTGGTAGCCGATCACACCCGGCTTGACCGCCAGACTCACCGAGTCATAAATAACCTCGGCCAATGGGATGTCATTGCCTGTGCCGCTGTATGGCTTGCCTTCGCCAACACCGCGCTTGCGCTGCAAGTCATGGCTGGTACCAACCACCGCAGGGAAGTTGTTCCGCACCGGTAAATACTGCGCGTATTCGGTCGCTTCGGTCATCTGCGGTGTGATGTCGTTTTGCGTTTCGGCTTGTACCAGCAGACGCGCTAGGGTTTGCAGGTTAAACGCATCACCGACCATGCTTTGAAATGTAGCGGTCAGACCGCTCAGCCCCGCCAAGCGGCGGTTAATGGCTTGTTGTACTGGATCCATACGAATTACGCTCCACGAAGTTGAACAATAGCCAAACCATCGGCATTACTGATTGAGTCCCAAGTTGCGTTAGCCAACAGCGTGCCGTTGGTGGCGCTTGTCTGTAGGCTGCCCAGTGGCGCTTCGGTGGTCGCTGACGCAGTACGCACGTACACTGCACCACCTGTAGCGGTCACCGCCGCATTTGGCTTTACCCAGACGCGACCCACGCGCATCACCGGCACGATGTCATGTTGCTTATAGGCCTCTTTGCCATCAGCACCCGTGCCGTTCTTACCGATGTTCTGAAACACCACGATACCGACGGGACGCAATACCCCGTCCGGCTTGGCGCACTGTTCGCCATTACCCGCATCACATACCGCTGTGCCGTCACTGACCGTGCCTGCGCCGGTCATTGGCATCGAGCGCACGTCTTCAGGTGTGCTTTTCAGGCGCAAACCTGCAAGCGCAACATCTGCATATTGCTGCATCAAAATTCCCCTTATTTCATTTCAAAGACTGGTATGCCTTCGACTTATCGAAAGCGGCTGGTTGTTGCGTGGTTGGCTGACCGCCCTGCGGCTGACCATCGCCGACCTGAGTGGTCTGGCCATGTAGGGCCGTGCCGAGCGGGTTAGAGGGTGACGTGGTTGCAATCGCCGCCAAGGCACGAAACGCTGTGTCGATCTGCTCGGGCTTGGCATCTGCCACCGCAACGCCAGCAAGCACCGCTTTGGCCAGTGCATCACCAGCTTTGACGCTGACCGCTTCACGCTTGATCTGCTCACAGCTACAGCCGTCAGTTTTGACC